AGACTGTATCCGTCCTTGTAGTTGCTAGGGAAACTGTCCCACCTTTACGGGATGGGACCCTAGCTTGAAATGTTGTACGCTTCTTTACGACCTTGCGCTTAGCTATGTAAAGTGTCTTTTTCTTAACCACTTTCTTCCAGCTCAGCGCAACGTTTGGTTTGTCGACTGGTGAGTATGGGGCTCTCGAAAGAGCTTTCCAGGCGGCATCGCTTTTAACAGCTTTGCCACACCAATCTCGATAGGCCTGTTCGTGGGGTGTTTTACATAACCCCATCGAAGCCAACCGTCCTCCGTACTCGTCGACTACATCGTCGGTGAGTCCCTGAAGCGAAAGCCAATAATACGGCTCTGTGGACTTAACCACTCGCTTTTTGGGGGTTTCAGTCAGAAAATCGAACTGAAACCATCGCGATCCATTACGAAATTGGACAACGATAGGAGACCAAGGTAACAAGTCGTAAGACAATGGTTTTAAAACGCTGTGTGAGACCTTTATCCCCGAGTAATCTGGGAACGAAGGCGGCACCCGCAGAATTCGCGAATGCGACACCATGGCGAGTTCCGACAGTATCCATGTAAGGGTCGTCCTGATTTCAGACGGGTCCCAACGGGCTGTCAGACCATTGTAAACTTTGTAAAGGAAGGCTTCATAGCGGACACGTGTCAGCTGTTCGGCTTCTCCCTTTAGATAGTAGGAGCGTACGTCTTGCCCGCGGTAATAATCTGCCCCGCAGGACTCACGGAAAGGGGCCCGTACAAACGTTTTATCCAGGTTTAGCACAAGGTGAAACTGTGGAAATAATGCTACCACATACCTATGCAGCCTGGAGGGATATATTAAATCATCCCCGTAAACGGAATAAACACCTTTTGTACCTGTGAGCTCTCCTATTGCTTTAATAATGCAATAGAAAACAAGAGTTTCTACTGGAAATGTGGCGCCGTTACCCATTGGTAAAACCGAAGCTGAGGAATAGACCTTTCCGTTCACATTCAAGTGACGGACGAAAGTTTTCTTCAACGCTACGTACCATGGTCTCGGCAGAACGCGGTTTAGCAACTCGGATGTAATACTGTCCGAAGCCGCATGAAGATCAGCCGTCGCATGAGTTCGCGACGCCGAAAACAATTTAACAAGTTTCCGGTGTAAGAACTGTAAAGTTCTTATGTCCAATCCTGCGTCCTTTAACCGGCTGGTAACAACCCGGCCAACACCATAGGAGAAAAATAACCCTAATAATGTCAGCGGTGTAATTAGCCGATATGATTTCCAGGTTTTCGGTACTTCCACAAGGTTGAGATAAGTTAACGACAGCTGTTCTTTGAGCTTAGCGAAGTTATGCTTAGCCAATATCCTTTTCAGGATATGATCGCCAGGTAATACCTGGTCAAAGAATACTTTTGCCGATTCCCTTGTCCCCGTAAACGCCCGCGTTAATGACAACTTAATGTCAATATATGCTAGGCTTAGCGGACACCCGATGGAGGACTTCTTTCCGAAACGCACATTCTCAATAACCTCATCACCTGGGTAGTCACCCAGGATGCGACCCGCGATTAACCGCGCACGCTGCAGGACCTTTACACCACTAAGTTTCAGTGGCATTGGCTTGTGCAGGCGGACTTGTTCGTCTAAAAAGGCGTTAACCGATTTATCCGACAATTCGTCGTCAGTGTAGGCATCAGTGCTGAAACGAAACTTCTTCAAGAGGTTTTCTAGCTGACGAACTTTCTTAAACCTGTCAATGGGTACGAAACCCATTTCGCGCTCTGACCGAGCACGAAAGGCTTTAACGCCTAAGGCAGAGGATAAAAGTTGTTCGCCATCCAGGTCAGCAACTCTTGCAGATGTCTTGAAATCTCGGAGGAGATTGCCGTAAATTTTACGAGCAGCGTCACCGCTATTATAAGGGCGGCGACCTCCAGTCTTAGGACTACATTTCTTTGCTTCCATGGGAACTCCCAATGTAAACGTTTTAGGACAGCTTGACAGCTGCCCAGGGCCCTGAATACGACCGTCTTGATAAAAGCACGGAAGTCGCGGCTAATTCTTACTAAGCCACGAAGATCACGCCGCTTCACGCGAGTGATCCGGTCTTCAGGAATGCAGTAAGGTCCGAATCAGTAAAGATTTGTGCTCCCAACATATGTAGGTTGGTAAGCTCCGCATCTGTACACTCAGGATGAGCTTCGACCTCAACACGTACTAAGTTGAAGACGATGTCACCCGAAGCGATCTGCTTCGGCACCACAATAGTGGCATACCTTTTGGCCTTCGAATACGATCCATCGGATTGTTTCTGGGGGTTGCGGGTTTTCAGCGTAGCATTGGTTCGGACTAAGAAATTCGTCTCTGCCATGTCTGCTACATGAATGCCGTTTTTAACTTCTTGGCCATCGCTTGATAAAGCCATGGCTGTACCGCCGGTAGTTGTACCACCGGTTGCATCTTTCTGAAGTGATAGAGTTGAAATACTCATAATCATCTCCTTAATTGTTGGGCAAATTGCCAAATTAGCGAGATAGAATCAATGGCTTTGAACAAATCCAGTGTTCTACCCCAAGTAAAATGTGGTAAGTAGGACAAGGCCGTATCGACCTTTCTGTCGTAACATGTTGATTCGAACATCAGGTCTTCACCTGTCTGCTCGTCATGCACTTCAGCTAACGGCGTCCAAGGTATGCTACCACCCACAATTGGCGTGGATAGCTTCATCTCGGTTGCCATCAAATAAACCCTACGGCGGTGCTTAAATCCCGTCGTATTACCCAATACATCAATACCTGGGTTAATACGTAAGGTTCCAAGCCATGGACCAATACTAAAGATCCAGTCGACCACAAATGAAAGCCTGGTAAGTTCCCAGGCAACCTCAGGTAGAAACCGGGGTGTTAACCCCAGTGAGTCAAGGAGACTCGTCGGTTCAGACTGCGTATACTGCACTGCAGCCGATGCCCAATAAGTGTCCTCTACCTTAACTCGCCCACGTATAAATACGTTGGTAGAAAGATTATCCTGCGCCCATTCCCAATTTTCTACAGGGAATTCCAGGCGCGATCGAGCTGATCGGATTTTCTCCGGATCCAGCACCTCTTTCTGCTTCGAGTTGACTCTGTCAATAACATCCTGGATCAAGCTAATCAAGGGCCGAAGCCCATATCTCAGCTCAAGCCACGTTCCAGACATAGTATCGGCAGTTGCCAATCCAGTCCGACCCAATAAGCGATTCACTTGGCGTTTATCCTTTGAAGCAAGTGCTTTCAAAAGACGCCAGTTTCTCGACTTATCGTCTACCAAGAATTTCTTTAAGGCAGACAAAGGGGAACGTAACATCTGGATAGTTTCTCGGTACTCACCGATACTCTCACCCAGCTCCAGATCCGCGGATCCAAGCTTAGCGTATGCCTTTTGTAGCGCAAGCTGCTCGTAATCCTCGGCCTCATGGGGGGTAACTTCACCGGCGCCTTGATAGGCTAACCGATATCGCCACCAATCACCAACGACGTATGCGACCTGATAATAAATACCATCAGGTTCATAGCCGTACACGGGTCGTATTGTGTACCCGTTCGGAAAACCCTGCGTTATAAAATATACAGGATCATCCGTGGCAATTTTCAGGTCTGCAAGGGTGTGAATTCCGGGAAACAAAGTTTGCCCGATGATGAATGTTGATTCAATATCATCATAGAATTCTCCTGGTACGTATTTGTACCAAGCACCTCTCCCATTATGGGACTGCAGTACCTTGCCGCTCTTAACAGAATAAGGATTAACTCTGTATTGTCCAGGGATAAACACCCCGGATTCTACCGAGATCTTCCCCTCTACCCACGACCATGCTGGCGATTGAATCGCTGTGCATGTCTGGTAGACAGTCCAAGGCCGAGATACCTGGTGTAAACAATACCCAATGTATCCCTTTTGTGGCTCTAGACTACGTGTCTCCATGGTGGAAACAGGCGTTTCTGTCATACGACACCTCCATAAGAAGTTATTGTGGATCCTTTCGTCCGGGACTATCCC